CACGCTGGAGAAGTACCTGGGTACGAAGTCCGCCCAGGTGTTGACCAAATTCGCTAGCCAAGCGGGTGAAACATACCGTCAAGTGACCAGGCAAATACAGGAATTCACCGCCGCGGTCAATTCGGAAATCTCCGAACACGTCCAACAAGCCAACCAGGTAGTAGAAGAGATACGACGCCCCTTCGACGAAGCCGCCGCCCCCATGGTAGAAGCCGGGCGCAGCCTAGGCGAAGCATTCGCCCAGGGCATCGCAGACACCCAACGCCAAATTGAGGAAGCCGCCAATAACGCAGTCGGCGCCGCCCGGGATTTCTTCCCCTTCTCACCAGCGAAGAAGGGTCCGTTCTCCGGTCGTGGCTGGGTCCTCTACTCCGGTCACGCAGTCGGTAGCGCATTCGCCCAGGGCATCGCAGATACTGCCGCTGATGCCGCAGCAGCTGCCGCGAAAATTGCCACCACAACACGAAATAATCTAGATTCAGTAGTAAGCGCCACTAACACCGTTGGCAATAAGCCCGGCGCGCCGGGTAGCCGGCTAGGTGGTGATTACTCCGTGCATGTGGGCACTGTAGTGGCTGCTGACCCTACAGCCCCGCTGCGTGAGATTGAGGCGATGCAGCGTGCTGCTCAGATTCGTGGAGGTGGTTTTTAATGCTGACGGTACGTTGGGAAGCTCCAAATGGTAAGGTTTGGAATTTAACGACGGGTGCGCAGGGTGTGAAATTGGATATGAATAATTCCAATTTCATGGGTGAATTCTCCTATAACTATGACGAATCTGGTGTGAATATTCGCGGGGTGAAATATGGGAAAATAGAGCCTGCTTTGGCTATCCAAATCAACCCGGATTTATCTTCCACGGCATGGTACAACTTGCATATGGAATGGTGGAATCAAGCGAATTCGGCATTGAAAGATGGCAAGCTTCTTATAGATAGGCCAGATGGCACCACGGTGTATATTGACGCTAGGTTAGCTAAAGTGCCTGGTACAAGCTTTCCGTATGACCCAGGCATGAGGTTTGCTGAGCCGCCGATTGAGCCGTGGATATTGACAAGTAATTTTTCCCATTGGTGGGGTACATTAGTTTTCCAGTGGCAGTTTTCCAATGGAGTAGCGGTTGAGCATACGGGAGGAGCTGTTGTTAGTGGTGATGAATTACAGTTAACTAAATCACTGTCCGACAAGAATTTAGCGCTTTTGAAATCGGCTCCCTTGTATCCTACGTATATATTTAGAAATATTAAGAAGACTCCTAGTAAAACCGAGTTTGGGGCGAAGGGCAGTCTAATGCAAATAACGAATAAAGCGAAAGGATTTACCGGCTATTTAACAATTGAGACTGATCCGATGCAGAGGAAGGTTTCGAGTCAGGGGCTGCCGATGTGGGGGTATGTATCAGGGCCTATGGCGCCACTTTCAGATGATATGCGGGTTATTTTGCCAAAAGATTTAGCTGACGATGTATACGTTGCGCTGCATCAACGTTATGCTACACCGTTCTAGAGAGGTAGGAAATTGGCTACAGAATATTTGACGCCCTGGGGATGGGATAGTGAACCTATCAATCTTGAAATTGTTAGTGCCTGGGGGGAGTCGTTCGGTCTGCTACCTCATGTTACTTATATTAAAGGTGCTATAGGTGCTTGTGATGGGCCATGTGATTTGACGATCCGATGCTTGTATTCCTCTCAGATTTACCGCCTAATGGACTGCAAGGGCGGCTATTTAGTGAAGGTAACTATTAATCGTCGCATTAATCTGTATTGTCCTCGTGAGGTTAATATTTTAGGTGATGACACTGAGGATACGCCGATAGTGGAAATGACTTTAGTGGACGGTGGTGGTTTTGTATATGGCACACCGATGCCGCTTAATTTCCCTGTTACCAAGGCAAATGGGTCTACCATGATGCAAAAACTCATGTCAGAAAAACTTGGAATGACGCTAGAGCCGCGCCGGTATTTTTTTGAAGTCTTCTTGCCTGAATGGGATGAGTCACCAGAATTTTGGTCAGGTGAAAATCAGGAGTCCAACAGTATTGGTGATATGGTACGACTATCATTAGCTAGCCGTGGGTTTTATTTTACTGTGACACCTGGGCATGCAGGTCGTTGGATGATCCGAGTGCAGGTTCTGAAATTCCCGGAGAAACCCACCTATACGATCAGCCGGGGAAACGGTGATATAAAAAGCTGGCGGCTACGAACGTTCGGCTCTCAGGCGAAAGAAATGGTCGCTGATGTCGGAAACCAATCCCATATCAGTGCACAAACGCCAAAATTCTTGTGGGCCAGTGGCTGGGAACACCGGGGGAAAGTGGTTCAAACATCTACCGCAAATGTCGATGCCTATTTCGACTCTCTGCAGGAATCTTCACAGCTGGAAGTCGAGCTCAACCCTAGCGCGCCTTTTGCTATCGGTCCGAAATCGCTTTCGGGCATGCAAACCATCTGGGAGGGGCACACTGTTGAGGTGGATTTAGGTATCCCTGGGCTAAAACAAACCTTAAGGGTTATGCGGGTGGAGTTTGAACAAACCCCCGAAAGATTCACTATGACTCCGGTGCTTTCCCAGCCTGATAAATCACCTCGTGGTGTGTGGAACCAACTCTCAAAGCAGGGGAAAGAGATAGATTTTATCCGCGCCATGAGCAGGTAAACTTTCCTATCTAGGTGGTCCGGCTTTCCGCTGTTTTTGTGCAATATCCGGGTTGTGGGTTAGGGTTTTAGTAGCTCGTCGCCCATGTGGTGAAGGAGTATCCGGGGCAGTATGCTAAGCATGCTGCCCCCGTTTTTATGCCTACCAAACCCCACCAAGGTGCCCCCTGGTGGAGTTTGTCGCATATCTGGCAACTCCCCGGCGCGCCGGGTTGAATGTGGGGGCAATATTTTTTACTGAGGGAGGGGTAATTATCATGGCCAGACAGTGGCCAATGCTTCAGGATTCGTACACCTTGACTAGTGGTTTTGGGCCCCGCTGGGGCACTCATCATAGTGGGTTGGATTTCGGCGCACCTGACGGCACGCCCTTTTACGCCTGCGCTGGCGGCACGGTGCAGTATATCGGTTCAGCCCAGGGGTATGGGCAGTGGATTGTGATTGACCACCCGGATAGTGAGGGCGGCGGTTGCACCGAATACGGTCACATGTGGGATGCGTTTGCTACCGGCTTGAAGGTGGGGGATTGGGTCCACGCTGGTCAACTCATCGGCTATGTGGGTAGTAACGGCGAATCGACCGGTCCGCATCTACATTTAGGCGTACATGAGTACGACTACAGTAGCCGGCTGGTGGATCCTGAGGAGTGGTTACGGGGCTGCCCGCACCCGCTGCCATATAACACGGTGCCGAATAATGTCACCGGTACGATATTCGGCGTAGATGTATCAGAGCACCAGGACGGCATGAGTTTGGTTGCCGCAGCCAATGAGGGCATCGACTTCGCTATTATCCGCACCAGTGACGGCACCTACCAGGATCGTACCTACCGCAGTCACGTAGATGACGCCCGCGCCGCGGGGCTCGTGAGTGCCGCCTACTGCTATCTGCGGAACCCCAACGAGGGCACCACTATTCAGCAGCAGGTAAGTGCTGCTCTAGAGGTTATGGGGGATAACCACCGACTCCCCGTGTGGCTGGACTGCGAGACTGACGCCGGGCTGACCGAGGACCACATCTGGGAGGCTAAACGCCTGTTCGAAATGATGGGGGTGAGAGTACCTGGCGTGTACACCTACGTGCCCTGGTGGGAACAGCGAATCCACGGTGGTGAACCAGATTCCCACCGGTTCGGCGCCATGTGGGTAGCAGCCTATGGGGACAACCCACATGGCGCACCGCAGCTTCTGTACGGGGGTAATTCCCACCCGCAGTGGGATTACCCGCTAGGAAACCAGAAACCCGCTATTTGGCAGTTCGGCTCCAACGCACGAGTTGCCGGCTATGACGTGGATATCAACGCCTACCGCGGCACCCGCGCCGAACTCGAACACCTGTTCACTGGCGGTATGCCCGCCCCAATGACTAAAGATGAAGGAGAATCACAAATGCTACGCTGGATTTTGGATCAGCTCGTAGGCCCCGAATGGGAGGGCGACAAGCCGAAATTCTCAGGCTGGAAACAAACCGAAGGAAAAACCCTCACCGACTACATTGCCGACAAGCTCCGGCTCCTACCGGAAATCGCCCGAACCGTGGCCACGCTCCCGGAGCGGCTAGACCGGATTGAAAAACTCCTCACCGCCGGCAGCGATAACCAGCCCTCCGGTGAAGCCCCGAAGCCCTCCCAGAAAGAAGCCGAATAAATCATGCTGACCATCACATTTTGGAAGGACGCCCTGGGGCGCGCCCTGCGTACCGCAGCCCAGACGGCAGCAGGATGCTGGACCACTGACGTGCTTATCATGGACCTACCGTGGAAAGTCATGCTGGGACTAGCTGGCACCGCAGCGTTATACTCGATCCTCACCTCGATATCGACCGAACCAATCGGGCCCCGCGGCGTCGTGGCCACAACCGACCTCACGCCAACACCCGCCAGTGAAACCGCGCCGGGTGGCGCCACCCATAGCGCAGCCGAGAAGCCGCCTAGCAGCCCCGTAGAGCCGTCAGAAACCACCACTGGTGGTTCCGGTACTACCGGTGGGGAAACCCTGCTATAATCGGATACGTAACATCATTTTTATTTTTCATCAGGGGAGCCCCGCCATCAGGCGGGGTTTTCCTGTTTCTGGCTACGGGAATATCTGTGGTAGAATCCTGGTACGCAGCACTAGCGGCGAGAGTGGAAAACTGGTGTTCATAATCCATCTAAAAATCCCCCGGGTTCTCACGGTCCGGGGGATTTTTAGCTTGTAAAACCAGGCAAAATTTCGTACAATTTTTCTGGAAGCGATGATTGTTGCTAGTTCAAGTTTTTTCATCCACTAAGGGTCCCGGAAATGGGGCCCTTAGTTGTTTCAAGGGGATATCCCCTATGGGGCTAGAGCCACTGCTTGAGCATTTCAACCCAGTCTTTCGCAACGTTTTGCCAGCTCAAGGGATTGTTATTGTAGCTACTTAGCAGGTCATTCATGGTATCCCAATCGCCCTCATTACGGGAATCGTAGGTGGGCTTGACCGGGTTCATTTTCTCATCCCTCGTGATAATGGTCATGTGCACCGCGGTGGCGTCCAAGTTGGTTTCCGGCACCGTCAGGGTCACCTCGATACCGGAATCCGGTTTCCGATTCGTGGCGAGTTCCTGAATTTCTCCCCGCTCAGCAGCACGAGGGCACGGGATCCACCGCCACGAATCGTCCATGTGATGTAGGCCCTGGTGCATCTCCCACCGGCGGATCCGGTCCTCAATCCCCCGGTACAAGGTTTCACCGCTCTGCATGCGTTTTTGCATCGCCATGTACTCCTCAGGGGAGAGACTGCCGGCATCCTCGATAATTCGCATAGCGTCATGCATCATTTCGAGATATTCGTGAGCCTCGATACGGAATGTTTTAGCACGCAGGAGGTCTTTTTCGCCCAAGCAGTCCAATACGAGATTCAAATTCTCTACCATTTCCCGCCTGCCGTTCGTCATAACCTCATGGGCCTGAGAGAGTGTGAAAATGGGGGTTTTCTCCTCGATATGATCCCGGCGTACCCGCAGCTTGTAGCAGTCCGCCAGCAGGTTATCGAGTGTGCGTTTTGCCCCCAGCGTGCCCGGGTTGATGCTCTCAATGCTGGAAATGACCTGATTGTAAATGGTTTTCGCAGCATCTAGCAGCTCAACAATAGTTTTCGGATTAACCGGCTTTGTTTCAAGTAGGGCTTCCGCATCGTCAAGAAGCTTTGTGGCATCCTTGTACATTGCCTGCAATTCATTCACGGCTTCTGCCTCCTTCACGCCGAAAAGGGTTCGCACAATGTCGCCTTTTTGGCGGGGTTTGATATGATCCATGGTTTTGATCTCCTCTGTGAAATAGTCATATTGACGCTGGTCACGCTCGTTCTCAACCGGGTATCCCGTAATCAATTTCTCCAGCCGCTTCACGATGTTATCGGCGTCCACGGTGGCGCCAGCAGCCCGAAGATTTTTAGCCGAATTGATACCCCGGTCGAACTTTCCCTCGATATCCTTCTGTACCGCTTTCGATACCTCACGGGAAGCCTCATCAAAAGTAAGGCTGCCCCCCTGTTCGTTTTCGCTGGTCAGAAGATCGTTGAGCACAGAATCCTGGTCCGCTTCTTCGGTAGGTTCTTCCACCACTTCCGCGGTTGGCGCTTTAGCAATTTTGTTGCGCACAGCTTCGAGCTCCTCGACGATTTTAGCCATCGTGTAGTTGATCTGATGCACATAGTGCTGCCGATTGCTCCGAGTGCCGGGCTCATGACCCAACGCAGCTATCATTTCATCCCGGAGCGTTTTAGTGCCGGCAATCTTAGCGGAACTGCTTTCTACCATGGCTTGAGCGGATTCCATATCGCCCTTCTCCGCCATTTCAGCGGCAGTATCGCTATCCTCCCCGGCGCTCTCAACGGTCTGTGATGCCTGGTCATACAGTGCCCAAAAGTCTTTTTCCTCCGCTTCCGCAGCAGGGTCTTGTGCCTCCGGCAATTCGGCACGAATTTGGCGAATACCCACCTTGATAAATGCCAACTCATTTTCCAGAATCGAGAGGATGAAACCAGCATTAGGCTGCGGATATTCAGCAGTGGCCTGCTTCATGCCCTCACACGCCTTGGTAGCTGCATCAAACGCCGCAGCGGCAGACTCCGTAGCGCGCCGGGCTGTAGCATCATCGAATGTGCTTTTTGCTTCATCGAGGGCTTTTTTAGCGACATCCACGTGACCGTAAGCCTGCTTTTTCAATCCCCAAAAGGTGTCGTGAGCAGCTTTTTCAGCGGCATTATCTTCTGGTTCTAAAGCGTCTTCGGTGGCCTCTTCCACATCAGCTTCCGCCTGAGGGAGCCCCTCCCGCATGGATTTCACCGCTTCGCGGGCTTTCTCGCAAGATTCTTTCACCGATTCGGTGATCCACCGCTCCGACAGTTCTTCCAGCTCACGAAGCATTTCTTCTGCTTTTTCGGCGGTTTTTACCGCCCGCTCACGGGCATCATCCACGCAAGGCTGGGTGATCTGCGGGTTTTCTTCCAGCGAATCAGCTAATTTCAGCGTTCCGATAGCTTTTTTGCACAAATCGGCGATTTCTTCCGCCCACTGAGCGGCTTTATCCTCCGCTTTTTTGGTGAGGCTTGGCGGGTTGAGGGCTTCGGCGATATCGGCGATGATCCGCTCCGCTGAAATCAGGGTGGCGCCCTTGCCGGAAAGATGATCCACGTGAATATCATTCTGGCTATCTAGCCAAACCTTGACATTTAGCAGGGATGCGGCACGGGCGTGAGCGACCTTTTCGCCCTTCAGCGTGGAGTAGGTGACGTTTCCGGCGTTGGAGTAGCCCACTTCAAATTCGATGATTTCTTTCCAGTTTTGCACGTAGCGGCGGTTTTCGCCGGTGCGTGGGTGGGTCCAAGAGCGGGTTTCAACCTGCGGTGGGGTGGCGACGATAATGGCCATTGTGTTTCTCCAATCGGTGTCAGGTGGGGGGTTTGTTCCCTCTCGTCTGCCTGACAACTATCAATATACACACCAACCAAATTCTTGTCAAGCCACCTTGCGAAGTGGGGTTATTTTAGGGGGTAATAATGTGTGTTTATGCTGGTAAAAACATGTGTCGCCTACCCCCGACACATGCCACGGATCCGTATATAAATAGATGCAAACAAAAAGGAGTGAGCAATGGATTTTACCGGTATAGCTTTGGCTATTGTCGCCGCTCAAGGGGGCTTTTGGTCGCATATATGGCAGCTTATATCCCCCACGGAGGCGGTTGTGCTAGCCCTGATAGGTGCCGGCGGCACCTGGTACAAGATCTATACGGATACCAAAATGGGCCAGCTCAGGGCGGAAGTCGATTGGGCACGGTCAGACGCCGAAAAAGACGCTGCGGAATCGGCGGCTCTAGCCCGGAAATCCGAAGCCGTCGACAAAGCTTCACAAGAGCTACGAGAATGGTTAACGGGGCGTGTCACCAGCCTAGAGGCTAAAATGGAGGCCATGCAGCAAGAGCGTGAAACACGGCTCCACGTGGCGGTAACGCTTTTCCAACTGCTAGATACCTACCCAGACCCACCCGGTGCGCCGCGCATATCCCAACACGTAGCCGACCACATTGGGTGGGAACAGCGCCGGAGTACCGTCACGGGTGATGAAAAAGGAGAAAATAAATAATGCCGTCTACGATGCAATACGGAACTTTCCTAGAGAACCCACCACGCCACTTATCGCACCTCACGCCTGGTTCCGCAATTCATCTATACCGCAGGAACCCAGGACATGTTATCGGAATAATATATATCAAAACCGGTCACATAGATATTTCGGTCGAAAACGTTGCCGCCGAAACCGAATATTTCAAAATTTGGCGCCCATCTGAGGATTTGCCGGAAGACATACAGTGGGAAAAATGGCGCCAGGTAGAGAAGGAAATCCGGGAGATTTTCAAGCATCTAGGATGGATCATGACGTACGAAAGCGCACAATATGGCTAAAAACATGTTTGATTATGTGGCATAAATGTGGCACGCTACCCAGGTAGCAAACATGCGGAAACGTGATAAGCAGGTAAAATAGCCATAAAGTGTGGGGTCCCGGTGGCCCCACAATCATACCCCAGTTCCACGCCAGGAGCTGGGGTTTTACCAATCCCACAGCTGAAAATATCACCCCCGGCACCTCGTCAGGTAGTGTTAGATAGTGTCAGATAGCGGCAGATTTGGCATGAAAATGGCACAAAAAACGACCAGGAAGGAGGGAAAATTTGAGCCCACTAGGCAGTATTCGCCGGCTCCCGTCGAAAAATTATCAAGCCCGCTACACCTACCGTGGGGCAAAATACAAAGCCCCAGAAACATTTAAAACCCGCAGGTCAGCAATAGCTTGGCTAGCGGAAGAGGAGAAGCTAATCGCATTAGGTGTCTGGACACCACCGAAGCAGCGGGCGGAGGAAGCAGAGAAAGCGGCGCGCCGGGAAGCCAGTACAAAGATCACCTTAGGTGAGTGGTTAATCCAGTATCACGAGGGGCTGCGCCACGGCATCAGACCGATAAAAGAGTCTACCTTGCAGGACTATTTAAAAGTGGTAAATAATCGGATTTTGCGCCCGCTCCCCCCAAGCGGCGGCGTTGGGGTCGGAACGAAACCTGTGGTCGAGGATTTCGCGGTGACGCCGCTAGCGGGCGTGAATAAAAGTTTAGTACATAAATGGTGGGATAGCATAAACCATGCCTATCCCACACCTACCACCAACCAAAAGGCCTATAAACGCCTCCGGGCGGCACTCAGTGCCGCGGTAGAGCAGGGCCTAATAGATCACAATCCCTGCTATATAAAAGCCGCCGGCGGGCGGATAAACACCAAGGACAAACATCTACCAACTGATGCGGAACTCACCGCCATCATGGAGCACATGCCAGCCCGCTACCGGGCGTTTACCTCACTGGTGCTCTTCCACGGTCTCAGGATAGGCGAAGCGGTGGCCCTCGAACAGCAAGACGTTCAAGTGATTGGAGAAGTACCGTATGCCCCACAAATCATGGTCACGATCCGGCAAAACGCCCAGCGGCTCGTAGAACAGCGCGCCGGGAGGCCTCACACCTATCTGCTCTGGCAATCCACTAAAACCGCCTCAGGGCGCCGCACAGTGCCCATTATGGGCTCCCACGTACGGTATTTCCTAGAGCACATGGCCGATTACCCGGCACGCGAGTGTCTGATCCGCACCGAAGAAGGACCCCGTACCGCCCGGCTCTTCACTAGCACCAGAGTCGGCACGCCAATAATGGATACGAGCTACCGGTCAATCCTCAACCGCGCAGAAGAAAAAGCCGGCGTCACCATCGAAATTAACCCACACTGTGGCCGAAACTGGCTAATAACCAGACTCGCCGAACAAGGTGCCCACCTGAAAGAAATCGGAAAACTATTAGGCCAAACCGACCTCGAAACCATCACAAATATCTATATGAAAGTCCGTGCCGGGAGAACTGAAACGCTTATGAATAAGGTCAATTTGAGTCTGGAATACGAAAAATAATCGCCCCGAAAACCCGGCACAAAACCCCAGTTCAAGCCCATAGAAAAGGATTTACCCCCAGAAAATGTCCAAGCAAATGTCCGGCTTAGAGTCCCGAAAACCCCACCGAATCAGCCTTGATATCACTGTGAAAGAATTCGCCCAAGATATCGAAAAACACGTCAAATACGCCCAATACGGATACGAATTCGAAATCTACAAAAACCCCAAAAAACACGAAAACGACATGATTGGATGGCTGCTGAATGACGGTGAAACCGTCCTAATCAGCTTTGGAAATACCCAGAAAAAACACACCTTCATGATCCCCATGATTACCGGGCCCGAAAAACACCTAGAAAATAGGGCAGCAAAAGAACTCCAGACGAAAACCGCCGAAAAAATCCGCCGAATCCTACGGGAATTCGGCTGGCTGAAATAAACAAAAACACACTCTATGCCCCGGCGCGCCGGGGCATTTTTGTTTATTCGATGGGGTCGGTGAATTCTTTGGGGATGATGCCGGCACGTTTTTGGGTGTCTTCTATGATTTTTATCATAGCATCAGCGAGTTGCCGCGGAGATGCGGCAGTGAGGTAGGTTTCGACGTCTTTATCCCATTTTTCATCCACGTAGCCATTGTCTATTAGTGCCCTGAGGGGGTGAATGTTATAGACTTCGGCTATTTTAAGGACATTTTCGGCGGACAGGCGACCTTTACGTATTTGGTTATAGAGGGTCCTTTCGGGTATTCCTACTTTCCTGGACAATTCGTTTTGGCTATCTTTGGTGATGGTTCGTAGCCACAATTGAGGCTGGGGAGTCGGAATATACATAGTACTCAATTTTATTGATACGTCAATCCCGCTGCAATCTTTGCAGTGTTTACTGCCTGCAAATATTGCATAAATCACTGCTAAAGGTTGCATAAATAGGGGTAGTTCGGCAATAATTGCTTTATGGACGGCAAAAATTGCAGTACTAAAGGGTTGTATAAATATTTAGATCCTGTCGTTTTGGATCAGGCAAAAATAAATTCCGGGGCGAAAACGGAAAAAGAGTTCGCCCAAGCGTTAGGAATCTCCCACGACACGCTGCGTAAACTCCGTAAGAGAGAACGCATGCCCTCCCTCGACACTCTGGTAGCGGTTGCCGATTTGGCAAATTCTCCCTGGGAAAAAGCCATAATTTTCACTGCGGTTCCAACGCCAGTGCCGCTGAGAATCGGTGATAAATAATGTTTCCACATCCCGAAGAATTCGCCCGCAATTGTATAGATACCATCAGCGTTAAAGATGATTTAGCAGTCATGCTGTACCCGAATAAAAGTATTCGGATTATCACTAAGCAGGGCGAAATTCTGCTCTATCCGCAGGATGTGAAAGTGCTGGGCTGCATGTGGGAAATCCATAGGATTGCTGCCGGGCAAAAGGCGGATCAAATATGCAATTTTGACCACCTTCACATCATTATTAACCGTGGGTTTTTAACCATGTGGAGCCTAAAAAATAGAGGCGAAGAAGTCCATTTTCCCCTTGATCTTTTAGGACGGATTCTTGAGGGGTACGAAAATCGCTATTTTCGATTTGGCCCAGGTGAAAACCCATGGAACAAATAGTATTTTATTACCCTCGTCAAACAGGTAGGTCAGAGTTCCGCAGGAAGATTCTAGCCAGAGAAAAAATGCGCCTAAAAATACGGAAATTATACGAAAGCAGAGGATATGAGTTCCCAAATAAAACCACCAGCACGGGGCCAACTATGGCTATCAATCGCCCAAGCATCCCACTATATGGGCATTTCGGAATCAACAATTCGAAAACTGATTGATGAAAAACAGCTCAGGGCTAGCTATTTTTCCTCCGATAAAAGGCGGTGTTTGCGGATAAGCACAATTGATATTGATGATTTTGCTAGTAAAAACGCCACGTTTAATTAAGGAGTGAAAATGCTACCGATGTTTATTCCCTGGGATTGCGCGCCGGACAAGCTCTATATGCTCGTAGTCGTGCTGCAAAAACTACAGCTATATGCAGCTCAGGGCTACGATCTCCGAGAAGGGGTCACGGAAGCCATCGCACAAGCCCAGGAGGCACTAATTGACGCAACAGGTGGGAACGTGGAGCTCCCACAACCGGCACAATATGCCAATCGGACACGCCCGCTAGTGCAGCAGTAAACACAAGGAGGAAAAGAAATGGTCGATCCCCAAAAGCTCGAAAATATCGAACCTGATACCAAATCTGAAGAGCAAATAATCACCTATCTAGAGGAAGACGCCGGCAAAATCAGAGCGCACGTAGCCGGGCAACTGCTACCAGGCCAAGAAATAATCTACGCACTACTGCTACGAGTAGCAGGGCTAAACACCACAGCGGAAAACATCCACGACGGTTGGGCTGCATGGCGGCTATTATGCCGCCCAAATGATCCGCACAAAGATCTGATCCCATACGACGATTTAAACCCCGCTACCCAGATCCTTGACGAGCCGTACGCAGCAGCTATCCGGGAAGTGGCAGCTAACCAAATTGACAGCATGCCATTTACCAATTCGCGTGGCATGCTGGAGCGTCTGGAAGAACTGCCTAAAGAGCTGGTCTTAACGAAAATCCAAGTGCAATTATATTGGATTCAACAACGCCTAAAAATGATTTTGCCAGAAGACAACGCAGAAATTAATAACCTCGTATTTAGTGCCCTTGAACAGGCTTATACCCTTTCCAAGGTCTCTCTAAACATAGATCAAGAAGAGAAAACTAGGCAAAATGGCTAAAAAAGAATTGTGGGAAATCGAACGGGAAATGCTGCTGAAATTCAACGAATTTACCGAATTTCTTCTCGGCACATTACCGGACCGAGAAACCCCCGAGGAAATAGTCGATTTCAAACTCACGATGCACCATATCAACCAAGCGGAAATCTACGCCCAGCGGGCGTTTCGCCGCCGGATTGACCCCGAAGCCTTCGCGGAACCAGACTACGAAGAATGGGAAAAAGAAAATTCAGAGGCATAGTAAATGCCCCGGCGCGCCGGGGAGCCCACATTGGTGAGGTTCGCGGGTTCGATCCCCGCGGTGGGCACAGTGCCGACCGAGGTATCAAAGGCGGCAATATCTAGATAGGAGTATTCTATGCGAAAGTTCGTTCGTTATGTTCGAAAAGGGTGGTCGTGCATGTCACGCTTCGAGAAAACGATTTCAGTACTACTTGGTATTGCTTCGTTTTCGCACGTGATCTTGGTTTTCTGCCCTAATAATCAATACGATATTTACCCCTTGGTTACCGCAATGGCTGCGGCAGCATTACTAGTAAATTTGTTCGATAGGGCTATTTTACGAGATTCAGAATTAACCGCATGGGCAGAGCGAAATTTCTACCGCAGCATGTGGCTTGAAATACTGAGATGCTGCGAAAAAAAGGGAAAATAATGGTTAATTTATCACCATGTAAAACCTATATTTTTCAATTTCACCCCAATGGTATCCCTGAAGAATACGCGGAAATTCGAGTACCAATATTTGAGGACAGGCCCTATTGGAGAGTTGATACTGTAGCGAAAGCCCTAGGCTATTCTGACCCTGATGATTTCGCAGCGCCAGCAGACGGTGAGCGTTACCAATTGATGGAATTCCGCGGTGGCAATGCTCAATCATTTCAAGTAATTACCGAAAAAGGCCTTTTCCAAGCGCTTGGTAAAAGCGATTCCCCACTTGCGAACCATTTCAAGGTTTGGACAAAAACCAAGGTGGTTCCCAAGCTCCGCCGCCGCCTGGGGATGGCGTAAAAAGTCACAGTGACAAAGGAGAAAGACTAATGAATGAACAAACATTCGAACAGAAACTAGCCCTAGCATCTCTCCGACGGTACGCAGCGGGGAATAAAGTTTCCCGCGCCGGCATGGAAGCAATGCTAGCCGCGGGCTATATCACGCCAGAGCGAGAGATCACGCAGGCTGGTGCGGCAGCGCTCACCCGAAAATGATAAACAGGCCCTATGAAAACAGCCCCGCTAAGGGGCTTCGGCTTGACTATCTGAATTCGGTATTATTCGGCGGGGTTTCCCACATTGCTTAGATCAGATTTTCGAAATGCTTTCTCATCATCTGAGGCATACGCACGCTGCAGGGCGACCATGGCGGCAGCAGCTTGTGCCGCCTCCGCAGCTTGTGCCGCCTGCGTAGCCTGGGCAGCGGCGAACGTCACGATTGAATCTAGCGTCATGCCGGAATTACCGGCTTCCACCTGCTCAATCGCTAAAAATTCCACTGGAATATTGAAAAGCTTCGCAATAGTTATCGCCTCCGGGAGGCGAAGATCACGCTTGCCGGCTTCAATCTGGCGCAGCGGCATTATGCCAATTGGCGTTTTCGTTTCAGCTAGGCGCCGCTGGAATTCCGCCCGCGACCAGCCAGCTTTCACCCGGTAGCGAACGATATTTTCGGCGATAATTTTGGTGTCATCCATGACTTGACTATATCACACCAGATCAACCGCTTGACAAGGTGTCGAAAACCTATTACGGTTTCAAACTATCACACAAGGTACAGCGATTATGATTAAAACAATCATCAAAAACGTTGAAACAAATCATCATAAAAATCAATATTAAACCTGTTTGAAAGGATCAAAAATGGCTTACGCCAAACTCGAATGCTCATCACTTTTCCACCCACGTATGGCTGGGCTGTCCCAAGCGGCATACGGGCTCTGGTCAAAAGGGCTGGCATGGGTGAAAAACGGTCTCACGAACGGCTGGATCGACCACGCCGGACTGAAATTTTTGAACGCCACCAAGGCCCAAATCCGGCAACTCGTGGAGCGTGGATTGTGGATCGAACAGGTCGAAAATGGGATAAAAAAGTACTTCATTCATGACTATTTTGATTACAATTTGTCCCGCGAAGAGGTGGAAAACCGGCGGGAGAAAAACCGCGATTCGAAACGTAAATCTCGCAGCCGGAACCATAACTACCTGCAAAAATCCGCGGTGGTCATCGACGGACACCACGGTGACGAAACTAAATCGGTTGCGCGCGAGTCATCGTTTCCCCTAGAAGAAGTACAAGAAGAAGAAAAGGGAGGGGATACGTGCGTGCACGCGCGCGAGGCTGGCCCCGTGCCGGGTGATCCCGGGGCTGGGAATCTCTCCTCCCAAAAAATTTCCAGTGGGTCCGCGCCGGCTCCCGCCGGCAGCGCCCCCACCACACCATCCACCCCGCTGCCAGACCCAGCGCCGGAGCCGGAGGATCCAATCCCTGCTGCCGCAGAGCAGCCGGGAAACGACCAACCCGGCGCGTCAGAAGATGGGGAGAATAACCAGGTTGAGCAGGAAAAAGAGCCGAAAATTTGGATGTGTACCCCGGAGGAATTCGGCGATTTCACCGACACAGAGGTGCCAGAAGATCCATGGGCCGAACTCGCCGCACTGGAGAACCGGCGCGCACAACTGCCTAGCACGCACGAAAATTTGCCCCTAGAAGCCTCCCAGTGGGCCAAACCCGCCACTGGTGGCACCCACACCCCAAACCATCACCCCAGCCCCACACAGCGGGCGCTAGGGCGCGCCGAGGGGACAAACCCCGCCGACTGGTCCACCCCAGAGGATCCCCGCTGCCGCGACCACGCCGGACTGCCACGCGAACAAGTGCCGGCATGCCACGGTTGCGCCCGCGCCCGCGAATGGTTCAAACAGCGTGCCTACACGGAAAAACAAAACCGAAAAACAGCAATAAACGCTTGTGGACTCTGCGATCACCTTGGGATGATAACGGTCACTGATTCGAACGGTCACCAAGTGGTCGCACACTGCGACCACACCGGTGAGGTACCGCTAATCGTGGCTACACCGCCGGAGCCACGCCGGGGCATGCCCTCCGCCCTCAGGGAGCAGCTACAGGCACGGTGGAGCCGGCACCAGCCCACTTCTGGCACGAAAAGCCAGACACCAGCAGCCCACCAGGGCGCCGAAACTGCACCCACGACAGGAGGCAAGTAGTGACCGATATCAGCCGCCTAGGGAGGCCCACGCCACGATACAACGATCCCCTACCAGAAGGAGGAGAACTAATATTCGAATGCCGCATCATCGGGCACCCTAAACCCCCAAAATCACAACGCGAAGAGGGGGCGGGATCCCGCCAATGGCGAGAAGTCACCAAGGCGCAACTAACCGTTTTTAAAAATCGGCAGCTCATCGCCCCAATCGACGAACCCGTAATCATAGAAGCAACATTCCTACTGCCTACACCGCGGCACCCGAAATTTCCCCTACCAGCAACCGGCGATTACCTAAACGACCTATGCCACAGCCTGGGAGGATCACTGCAAAAAACCGGCGTACTCAAAGACCAAAACCGCATCACCACATGGATAGCCAAAAAACGCTACCTCAACCGCCACGACGCCATCCCCCAACAACCCGGCGCGCAACTCAAAATCTATAAGGACAACCAATAATGTGTAACCAAATCGACGCCCGCACCCGGCGCGCCCGCAAAGAACACCGCTGCTGGGCATGCCACCGACTAATCCAGCCCAGGGAAAAATACCGCATCGAAAAATACGCCGACATCGACGTAGGCATCTACGAACTCAAAATCTGCCTACCATGCCACGAAATCACCGAACAAGTATTCGACTACATCGAAGTAGCCGGCAGCTACTGGGGCGACCCAGACGCCGGCAGCCAGCCAGAAGACTATGCCGAATGGGCAACCGACACCGACTATCCCGACACGCCGGAAAAACAGGCATACCGGGCGCGCGCCGGGCTCACTCGTAATGCGGGGATGGTCCCGTGATTTTGGATATGACCTGCGGCTCACGCATGATGTGGCACCAGAAAAGCAATCCCGATACTATCTACGGTGATCTGCGAGTGGAAAGCCATACTCTCTCAGATGGTAGGCGGGTTGATATCAAACCCGATATCCGATTTGACTACCGTGCGCTACCATTCCCAGATAACACCTTTGACCTGGTAAATTTTGACCCACCACACCTCACCAGAGCAGGGGAAACCGGTTGGATGCGGCAAAAATACGGTGTCCTTTTCACCACGTGGCGAGAAGACCTATCAGCTGGGCTATCGGAGGGCTTCCGTGTGCTCCGACCGGGCGGTACCTTAACGCTAAAGTGGTGTTCGGAAAACATCCCGCTAGCTGAGGTTTTAGAGCTAGCGCCCTACCCAATGTTATATGGGACCAGGCACGGTAAAAATAATAAAACGTCGTTTACGGTTTTCAACAAACCTGTTTTAAATATTGGAGAATAGGGGAAAATAATGGATGAAAATTCTGTTATTATTAACAGCGCATTTGGCGTAAATATTATTGGAAAGACCTTAACCGAAATACTATTGATTACCTACACCGGAGTCGGCGTTCGTGTCATCGACCTGAGGAAAATAGCAGGTGTGATGAATAAATCATTGTTCGGAAGGACATTTACAGACCAGTATCGGTTCCAATATAAATTCGCCGGCATAAAATTATCGGGCATTATCGAGGATAAAATAACTGATTTTATGGAAGTGCCATCGCCGATTTGGGAGATCAATTTCATTGATACGAATGGGTCCCTGCTTAAAGCAGTTGAAAGCCCTAATACCCCTGTTGAACTACGGTTAGGATGCAAATAATGAGTGAAATAGCTGAATTGATTGGTGAAAAGCTTAATGGTCAAACGCTAAGTTCAATTATGTGGAGTCTAGAGAAGAAAATTGGGAGTCGAATAACTGATTTAGAACAAGTCGGGTGTCTAGTAAACCGCGAATTATTTGGTCAGGTATTCTCCGGTAAAAATGGTGATAAATACCGTTTCGCAGGCATCGAACAAGCAAATTCCAAAAAAGACATTGGTGACCTCACTGAAGTCACATGGTCAATTTGGGAAGCATTTTTCATCGACCAAGATGGACAATTACTTACCGCTATCGACGACAAAGAACATGATATCGAATTAGTTTTAACGGAGGAATAATGGCCGAAAATGGCGATGAAGAACAAATTTTAGAAATCCCTATCGGTGGCGCTAATCTTGATGCAATTAGGGATATGTTTTTCGCCTTTTACGAGTACGGCGACAGGGCCTTTAACCGCGTTTTCCAAGGCACAATCGCTGAATACAGGAAATATTATTTTTGTGCAAACTCGCCCGATACTGTCGAAGAGGTCACTATTTTATCCATGGAACCGCCACGGAGAGGGCAACCACCGCGAATAAACATCCAAGACGAAAGCGGGGAAAAACATAGTGTTCACCCTATTATGCTGGAATTTAAACGATTCAGGCAATAAAAGGTGTGATTAATTTGGGGAATACAGACGATTGGAAGAGCGATTTACTCCACGAATATTTAGAGTGGGACCGGCGAAAAGGGCGTATAACTGTAGAAAAAGTAGAAAAAATGGATATGATAGTTCAAATCCATGAACAATTTGAACTAATAATTGATAAGATGCGTGCTTTTCGCGCCTTGGTGAGTTTTACTCTTGTGACGTGGATAAACCCAAACATTATCCTCCTTATGGCCCATCCAATAAGCAGATTCTCTATAGGCAGCTAAATGGATAAAAAGCCTGATTTTAAAGTGATTTGGCAAGAAATTCTAGCTCAGGCATATCAGGACTACACCGCTGCTAAAAATGTCTCTCGCGGCAAGCAGGATGGTGTAGTCGTCACGCCTGTAGAGATTGTGGATTTTCAGATTCGAGCCCTAGCTGACGTGCTAAAACGCCGGGGTATGAGTTTTGCTGACCCCCAGGTTCAGGTAACCGACCCCTTTGGGGGAACTGGAATATATTTAGCACGATTGATGCAGATATCAGGGTTAACTCCTGATGAACTAGATGACCTATATCACAACCGAATGACGATGATCGAAATTGACAAAACCGCATGTCAAATGGCTGACGCAAATTTGCGGCAAGTCTTTTACGAGGAGACCGGGCGCAGGCCCAGGCGAAGCGTTGTTATCCATGCTGACACATTTGCCATGTATGAGGATAGGGGTAAAAAATGAGCCGCAGCCAGCGACTTCACGTGTGTTTAAGGTGTCAAAATTTGAAGCCATACGAAGCCCGCGGCTTATGTAAATGTTGCTACAACCATGTGCGTGAGGGAAGAACCGCAGAGCATCTAGACGATTACCCACTGCTAGGTGAGGGAGATAACCCAAACGAACCGGCTATCTAACTTATTTTTCTTTTTTGAAGAAGGGTTATATTTTCAGACGCTTCAAAAATAAAACCCCTGGTCAGGCTTTTTTAGCTGGGTTGCGTGAAAAATAAAACATAAAAAGATCAAAAAGCCAGCCCCAAATAACTAAACGCCCTGACCAGCCCAAACCCCACCATTCCACCCCCACACCACCCTCGCTACGCAAGGGTGCTTGACAAATAAGCCGGGGGTTTGTATACTTAAAATCATCAGGCATACGGAAAGAACAGCTTTCCACCTGATCCAAGATTGGAGAAACACCATGATCCACGAGATCGACGCCACCACCGGCGAAATCACCCGCACCTGGGATACCGGTAGCTACTGGATCGACCACCAGGCCTACATTGATCTGGCCCTGATCCCCTACCTAGGCGGAGAGGAAACCGCCTGCGATTTCGACCTGCAAGGCATCGCCGAAACCGTCCTCCGCAGCCCAGATGGCGACCATCTGGTTATCGCACCAGCATACGAGGATGAAACCGCATACCAAGCCGTAATCGCAGCCCACGACCTCACCACACGCCGGTAACCCAAACCGCCGGGGATGATAAGCCCCGGCAACAGCGGGGGCGCGCATCGCTTCACTACACGCGCAAAACACCAGATCTCGAAAGGATATTTTCACATGCTAAAGCCGCACCAAAACGATCACCGGGAACGCAACAATCTCGAACCTGTATTCGATATCACCGCTTTGAGCTGGGAGGAAACCCGAAATTGTGGCGAAATCGAGGTGGAAATCACAGCCAACCTTGAAGATCCGCATCTCTACTGCATCACCCGGGAACTCTGCGACGCCCCACCGGCGGACCCTGATAGTGAAAACGATAACATTGTGAGGCTTCGGGTGCTCACATACCTTGATTACGAACAGCCGGAACCCCACGCCGATATCCTCGTAACCGCAGGTCGCAAGCATTTTTGCAGTACAAGCAGCCGTGATTGGCCTGTACTAGATGCGCTCTTTGGCCGAATGGCATGGAAAAAATTTGCCAACAACTATGCCACCGAAAACGCTTCTGACTGGGATTTTGACGAAGAATAGCAGAAGCACTTAAAAATTCCCCCACCAGGTGAAACCGGGTGGGGGATATGAGCTACACCCCAGCTATTCACAATAACAGGAGTAGAAAGGATCCTACCATGTACCTTATCCACCCACGAGAAAAGGGCCTTCCCACATACATCCACGAGGATTTCGACGCTATCGTAGCCATGCTCACCGCCTACGGAGCGCACCGGGGCTACCGGCTGCCGGAGCCGCCGGCTCACGATAATGGACTCACTGATTATGCCGCCGCCTGCTACAATATCGCCCCCTCCCGGCTGATCGTTATCACACCATCCACGCCGCAGCTTGCAGAGCTATACGGCAAAAGCCGCTATTTTGACACCTTGACCAGGGAGGTTCAAACCACAACCGCCGAACGCGATGCCCTGATCCGGGAGCTGGCGGCTTCCGGCACCCCAAACACCCATTTGGCAGAGCTCACCGGAATATCACGCGAACGAGTGCGGCAAATAATCAGTGCTGCCAGCTAGCCGCTTGACCAGCCCAAACCCCACCATTTCACCCCCACACCACCCCCGCTACGCAAGGGGGCTTGACAAATAAGCCGGGGGTTTGTATACTTAAAATCATCAGGCACACGGAAAGAACAGCTTTCCACCTGATCCAAGATTGGAGAAACACCATGAGCAATCAGCTCAAAACCTATGACCTCGAAGCCCTAGAGTGGTCGGAAACCGGCACTGATATTCAAGGTCAGTTGTACTGGAACGCAGTTCGCCCGGACCCTGACCATGAGGAAATCGCTATCAGCATCGTGCGATACACCGAGAACCGGGAGCCATACGATCCGCCCGCTGGCACGGTCGAGCTTAGCTACCTTGATGGTGGCGCCCTCTACACCAGCCTTGAGGATCCAGAGGAAATCACCGAGATTTTCGGTGAAGGATGGCGCACATTCCTAGAGCAGTAGTAGCCCTTGTATTGCTGCTCTGACATAAAGTAAACCCCACCAGGGAAAACCTGGTGGGGTTTCGTCATATCCCATATTGTATGCTACGCCACACCGGCTATACTAGCATCTGGGTGACCAGCAGTTGCATATACCAAAACCCCCGCCATAATTAGCGGGGGGATTGGAGAAACACGATCCATGGTACCACACGCACCGCCACGGGGGGGAAATGCCCAGCAAATGCTTACATATCACTTGCCACCTACCGGCAATCGCCAATGATCCGGCAAGCCTTGGGCTCTGCGCCCGCCACCACCAGGAATTCCTGAGCCACCGATTACCACCAGCGCCACGAGGCGGCACTGTACCTATCGCTCAGGCGCTGGAGCTGCTGGCGAAGATCGTTCCGCTTGATCTCTCACTCCGGGAAATCGGGAAAATCGTTGGGCTTCCCAAGGACACCATTTGGCGCATCAAAGGGCTTCGCTCACGATACGTTCGCAGGCCAACTTGGGAAAAGCTGCAAGCATCGTATGCAACCAAGCTATACCTAGAGGGGCTGAGCCATGGGCAAACAGCGTAACGTGAGAAAAGTCACACATCAGTATCGTGAGCGAGTAAAACGAGTCAGAAGGCAGCTAGAGCGCGACCCCTCGAAAGCCGTTTGCTGGATTTGCGGCGACCCTATCGACATGAACCTACCCACATCCCACCAGATGGCTTTCACGCTCGACCACATTATCGCACTCGCCACCGGCGGCGGCTTGATGGGTGAAACCCGCCCCGCACACCGAAAATGCAACTCCGAACGCTCAGACGGTAGGCGCCGGGCGGCTGATACGCTCCTCGATTGGTGAACCGTAAAACCCCAGGTCGCAACCAAACCATGGCGAATTCCCGGGCGGCACCCTGGGGGGTACCCCCCGCCGCCCCGGATCCTCTCACCTCCCGGTAATGCGATACACATTCGCGCCGGGCATGTCGCCTAGGGGTTAACATGAAAAAAATTCCCCTAAAATCACACCGTGTTAAACCTGTAAAACAGCTGATGAAAGCCGAAAACCGCCATTAATCAGGTAGGAGTGGTTAACGGCAATCAGTAACGAAACATCATGAGGGGGAGGCGTGAAAAAACCCGCGAAAAACCGGGCAAAATGCGGCACAGTATCCGGCTACCGGCAACACCAGCGCCATGGAGAAGAAAGCTGCGAGAAATGCCGCCACGCTGCCGCCGAATATATGAAAGCCCGGCGCGCCGGGCAACCAACCAAGCCAGTCACCACGAAGAAGCGCGGGCGACCCAAGAAAGACAATAACGAATCCACAACGCCGAAGCCGGTAAAGAAAAACGCACCACATTGCAAGAGCAAGAGGGAGTACGACCCCTTACAAGATGGCTATCTACGCGATTCCGGGAAAAAACTATGGCGCGATATCAAAAGCGCATATGAACTAGACCCTGTAGGGGATATCCTCCTCATGGAAGCATGCCGCATGAAAGACCGACTCGACCGGCTAGCCGGCGCCCTATCGTCCTCAAGTAGCCTGTGGTTTGAGCTTGGGGACCCAATCGAAACCGCCGATGGGGAAGTGCAAATTCAGGTCGTCGTGAATAACATGATTGCCGAAGCCCGCCAGCTGCAAGCCGCTATGGCTATCAATCTAGGGAAAATAGGAGTTCTCAAACCCGCTAAAGCTATCAGTGAATCCAGCAGCGTCATGGATCAGCTACAGGCAAAGCGGGCTGCTCGCCGGGAAGCTGCGAAGAAGAAAGCCACGATGTCGTGACCACGGCAGTCCTAGAAGCGGATCCGGCGGATCCACGGCTAGAGGTGCCGGCATCTCTATTTAATCCGCGGCATGATGAAGAAATTGGCCAGCAGATCCCCCGATATTTTCATGCTCCGCAATGGGAATCCACCGCCGGAGAAGACCTAGCTGATATCGCCAGCATTGCCGGGCTGGAATTCATGCCGTGGCAGCAAATCGTGGCTAACAACGCCATGGCGGAGGATCCGGTCACTGGTCGGTGGCAAGCGTTTCGCGTATGCCTGATCGTGCCGCGGCAAAATGGGAAAAACGCCCTTGTCAGGGCGCGCCTGCTATCGGGGCTTTTTCTATTTGGTGAGGAAAAGCTTGTATTTTCAGCCCACCTGTTTAAAACAGCTCACGCTGAATATTTAGCTATCCGTCAAATTATTGAATCCATACCTGAGTGGATGGATATGGTCGCCCGCATGCCCGATTCGCGGGAAACGGCAATCATCCTCAAGGACGGTCGGCGGCTGGATTTCCTATCCCGGGTGCGCACCTCAGGGCGTGGTTTACAGGGCGACCTGGTAATTATTGATGAGGCTTTCGCGGTGTCGGAGGAGCTGATTTCTGACCTGTTGCCGGTCATGGTTACTCGTGAAAATGCTCAGGTGTGGTTCACGTCGTCAACCGGTTTCGATTACTCCACCGTGCTGAAAAATCTTCGTGAGGATGCTACAGAGCGCCCAGAGGAGAATAAGCATTTGGCGTTTTTTGAATGGTCTGTGGATATCAAAAAGATAGATTGGCGAAGCCGTGAAGCTGTTCAAAAGTCCAATCCGTCCTTAGGCTATCTGATTTCGTGGGATTGGGTCCGTGAGGTTGAGCTGTCAATCATGGGTGAAGAACAGTACCAGCGGGAGCGCCTAGGTGTGTGGGCTGATAATTCAGCTGATGCCGTTATCGGTGTTGATTTGTGGGATCGTGCCGTGGTGTCTAAGGAGATTTTCCAGAATTACCGAGTGAAAAAGCGCTCCCTAGCTTTGGAGATCACCCAGGATCGTTCTAAAGCGTTTGTGGCGGGTGCCGCTCTGCTTAACGACGGTAGGGTAATTGTTGAGATCATCGACGCTCTAAACGGGGTGGCGAAAGTACAGGATTTACTGCATGCTCTTGTGAAAAAATCAAAGCCAGTAGCAGGTATCGTCATTGACTCCTATTCGGGTGCTTCGGCTATGGTGCCGCGGCTATCGGCGGCGGGCATACCGGTCTCGCTGGCCACCACCCGGGACCTCACCGCCGGTAGCGCTGATTTCTACGACCGGCTGGTGAATCTTGATGAAAATTTGGTTTTCGAACCCACGCTTTTGCATGGCTCCCACCCAATGCTAGATGACGCTGCCTATACAGCCCGCCGCCGCCCGGTCGGAGCGTCGCGTACAGCGTGGACATGGCAAGCGTTTGGTGGAATACCTGTAGAGCCTCTACGTGCCGTCACGCTGGCGCTGCGGGGGCTGAGCATGGAGCCAATCAAGAAACGCCGCGGGAGGGTCGCATAAATGAACGTAGAGGATCTAGCGCTGTTCCAAGCTGTTGAAGTTTTACAGACGTTCGAGCGCATGCTTCAGAAACTCACAATTCAAAAACAGCAGGTGGCAAGCATCAACTCGTGGCTGCGCCCTGAACTAGAGGTGGGGTTTCAACTGCCCCGGAAAGCAACAACAGAACACAAAGGTTTATCCATGCTTTCTCGCACCCCATGGCTAAAACTCGTGGTAGACAACGTGACCCAAGCTATGTTCGTTGATAACATTTTTTCCAGCAAAGGTCCTACCTCTGAACTCTGGCGTATCTGGCGGGCAAATAAACTACACTCGCGGCAGATTGCTAACCACCGCTGCTTCATCGCCTATGGGCACTCATATGCCCTGGTGACGCACAATTATTACGATGATGAAGTTCCACTGGTTCGGCTTCTCTCCCCTTGCACTATGGCTGTAGAATACGGAGACACTGGCAGTTTCGATCATCGCCCAGCGGCTGCCCTATACGAATACTCAAAGGGCGGGCGTACGTATTGGTCGTTATTCTTCCCTGGTGTCCGATACGATATCAGCAAAAACCCCACTCCCGGAACCATTACCCGTGGTGACACGACATTTTCTTCCGAATACCTTATCCTTAATTACGAAGAATTGGACGTGGATTACGTACCAGTCGTCAGGTTCGCTAACCAGGAAGACCTAGACGGCAATGTGATAGGGGAAGTCGAACCGTTCATACCTACCGCGCAGCGGATTAATAAAACTACCTATGACCGACTCCTTGCCCAACACTTCAACTCGTGGAAAGTTAAGACCGTCACTGGGCTTGATCTGCCAGTTCTTAAAGATCAGGACGGAGACCCAACAGATCAACCAGATGAAGCAGCCACAGACCACTTGAAAATCAAACTAGCGCAAGAGGACATGCTGGTTTCCGATGACCCAGAAACCAGGTTTGGCGTGCTAGATGCTACAGCGTTAGAGCCGTTCGTGGAATCCTTCAAATCCGATATTGAGGCTCTCGCGGCAGTATCTCAAACACCGGCTCACGCTCTCACCGGGCAAATGAGCAATCTTACACCTGAAGCACTTGCCGCCGCCCGGGGCCCCCTGATGCAAAAGGTATCAGAGCGGAAAGCTAACGCTAGCGCCTCGTACGATACGCTGCTCCAAATTATCGCCGACCACGCCGGGCTATCAGAGCTGGCAGACGATCCAATGCTACGTGTGACATGGCAAGACACAGAAATCAGGTCTATGAGCCAAGCCGTCGACGCCTTAGGGAAAGCCGCCCAAATGCTAGGTGTGCCGAAACGCGCCCTCTGGCCTCTCATCCCCAATATCGAACGCTCCACCATCGAAGAATGGGAACGCCTAGCTGACGAAGAACTCGAATCCGACCCAATGAATGCCCTATTCCAGCGGCAAACAGCGCGAAATGAAGATGAGGTAACCGGTGGCTAAAACCAACCGGGGTCGAGAACTCACCGAAAACCACCGAATAGCTCAAGCTAGCCTAGCGGAACGCCTAGTCAACTGGGTTATAGAAGTAGTGCTACGGCTGTTTAAAATTAGCGATATCGACGACTCCGCTATCCGAATCGCGGAAGAAATCGTACCGCGAATACTCCAATATCGTGCAGTTTCCGAACATATATCCGAAAACTACATGATCGACTTCCGGGATGCTGAAGTCCCGAAACGCGATAGGCAACCACTGAATTTCGGCTCCGACACCTACCAGCCCAGCGAAGCCGTGCACCAGGTTATCGTGTCAGTCAGAGCCACCGCGAAAATCGCAGTGAAGCAATCCCTGACCAGCAACGAGGTCACACAGAAAACCGCGAAAGCCGTAGCCGCGAAAGCTCAAAAAATAGCCCAAGACGGCGGAAGGCGCGCAATAATCCACGATGTCGAGCACGGCAAGGGGCCAATCGGCTATGCCCGGGTACTCGATTCGAAACCATGTGCGTTTTGCGCCATGCTAGCCAGCCGCGGCGTTTCATACACCGGATTCCTACCAGACGGCACCGGACTATACCGAAGCGATGCTTTCAAAGCCGCTAACAGCCGATTTATCGGTGACGGAAAATTTAAAGTGCACGATTATTGCGGTTGCACGCTCGAACCCGTGTACGAGCGCGCCGGGAAAATTCGCCTTCCTGGGATTGGCGACCGGTTGGCGTGGGAATGGGCAGAAGTTGCCGCTGGGCAGCCGGACTCCTTCAAAGCGTGGCGTAGGTGGTGGGACTCAAAAACCTTACCTGACGATTATGAAGGGGCTTTGGAATCTGAAGGGGTAAAAAGGCCGAAAAAGAAAAAGAAGAAAACTAATCCATGGGTGGCAAGCCCAATTGTGGGATTCACGAAGGACGACTACCTGAAACAGGTTTCTGACCTGCAAAAACGCCTTGAAGGTGTGGAGAAAGAAATTGCGGTCATGAAAGCCCACGGAGCTGCTGACCGTGACGTAAATCTTTTCAGTCTAAAACACCAAAGAAAGGTGCTTTTGTCGCGTATCGAGTCGTACAAGAAACACGCTGCCAGTATGTAGATAACCATCAATAACCGCCCGGAGCGGTTCTGTGACGGGGACATAAAGAGGGGGATCATAGTCTTGACTCGTGAAGAAGTATTACAGCTGATCGAAGAAGTCGTCGAAAAATACCAAAATGGAAACCAGGCGGGGGAAGCCCAGGCGGCTACCTCTGCCAACCAGCCCGCCGGCAAAAACGTGGAAGCGGAAACCGCAGAAGATAACGGAGAAGAAACCGCCGCCCCAGGAGGCGACACCTCAACCCCGGAATCAGACGCTGACACCGAAGCTACTAATGCGGCAGAATCTCAGGAGGATTCCGCCGCTGACCAGCAGGAAGAATCAAGCGAAGATGCCGCTGACGGCAAGGATGCCGCCCCAGGAGACGACACCGAAACCGGCAGTGACCTAGAAACCGCCTTGAAGAAAATCCACAAGCTGAATCGGGAAAACCAAACGCTCCGGCAGCGTGCCAAAGAATCTGAGCAGAAGATCCGGCAGTACGAAATCCCCAAAAAAGCCGGTGTTCCTGCTGAATTATCCGAATGGGTGCGAGGCAATACAGATGAAGAAATGGAAGAGGACGCGAAGCGCCTAGCGGAAGCCCTCAGCAGTATTCAAAAGCCAAGCCCCGGCACGAAGCGGAAAAGCTTTTTCGACGGTCTAGCCCAAGACAGCCGCGGCACCAAACCCGAAGATGAAACCGATCTTTCCAAGATTGGTGAACGTATTTACAAACGCTAAAACCTAAGCTAAGGACATATATAATGCATATGTTATATACTGAGCCGCAGATTGCGCGCTCCACACTCGCGGCGGTTCGGAACCGTTCCACGCTCTCGCGGATCGTGAATCAGGATTTCTCCCAAGATTTCATCCCCGGTCGCGGTGGCGCTATCACCATTAAATCCCCGGTGTACATGGCTGACGCCCGGGTATACACCGCGGCAGATCGTGCAGCAGACCGGTCAATCACCTACTCTGACCTGTACGAACCGTACCGCAGCATGAAGATCACTGACCAGATCTACCAGGCTGTGAAGCTGCCGGACAATTTCGTCACGTTTGACCTCACCGCCATGGAAACTCAGGTCATTGCCCCTATGGCGGAGACCGTAGCAGACGCACTAAATAACGAGGTAGTGAAAGCGTTCGAGTCTGTGCCAGCAGGCCTTACCGCACAAGATCGTGGTGCAAAGAATAAACTTTTCTCCACAGACGGCACCGCCTACGACACTGCCGCTGATCTGAAAGCCGCGGATAAGGTTTTCAACGGCATGGGCCTAGGTCTGAGTGCCCGATTTAAGAACGAGAATTTAAAGGCAGACGATCATAGTGGTGTTTTGCCGGCAATCCGCTATGCGGTAAACCTGCTGAACTCCCGTGGCGTGAAACCCCAAGACCGGTATTTAGTGGTCGGCGCCGGCTGGGCAGCAGCGCTCCGGGCAACCCCAAGCCTCACCAAGGTCAACGAAGCCGGCACCGATGGGCTCCTCCGGGAGAACATCTTAGGTCGCCTCTACGGCCTTACGGTCGTAGAAGACAATGTTATTGACGCCTACGCCGCCTACGCCTACAAGATGGACGCAATCACCCTTGCCAGCCGGGTAAGTGCTCCGCCGAAGGGCGCCGCCTTCTCCGCCACGATCTCCCAAGACGGCTTCAGTCTCCGCTACCTGCATGATTACGATGTGGATAAACTCCAAGACCGTGCTGTTATCGACACATTTGCCAAAGCGGAGGTGCTCGACCTGCAACGTATCGTGAAGCTGACCGGCAAGGAAGGCATGGAAGAACCGAAAACCCCCGCACCCGCCGGACCTTAACCACTAAATAAGGAGATCACCCATGGCCACCGTGAAACTCATATCCAGTGACGACCTGAAACGCTCCCTCCCCCAGGAGGAAGCCGCCACTTTCGATACTGGATTCGCGGCCTGGGTGATCGACATGGTAAGCGCTGCGGCACTCCACGAAACAAAGCAAACGTGGAGACAGCCTGAAGATTTGCCGGCGGGCGTGGTGCCGGTGCTCGCCATAGCTGCCCGCCGGCTCTATACCAACCCGGACCGGTTTACCCGAGAATCAGATGGTAGCTACTCCTATGGCCTTGATTCGTCAGTGACGAAATCGGAAATCTTCACCCCTGACCAGCTGGCAATCCTCCGGGATTACGCCACCACCACAACTAAAATCAAGGGCTTTGGCACTATCAGCACCTACCGCGGCGATATGCGCCAGAATCGGCAAGGTCAGGTGATCTGGTGAGCCTGCGGCATAAAACCCACGCCACAGATAAAGTCACGGTGATACTCCGGGAAAATCAAATAGGGCGGCACGGTCGCCTAGTTCCGGTAGAAACCGGCAGAGTCGAATGCTGGGGGAGAATCCAGCCATCAACCACAGACGAGATTTTAGGCGTGGCCACCGCCGGTGAAACCCAGGTACTCACGATGAAAAACTTCCTCTGCCGGACCTTCCCGGGGGATTCACTATCCCAAATCGTTGACAGCAACGGCATGCTATACAACATTGTTGGGGAGCCCGAACGTTTTACCAGCTCACGACTCACCGCCAGAACCGTAGTACGCCTCAAACAGGCAACCCAAACCAAGGGGGTTTAACGTCACCGTGGTGAAAATATACATGAAAACCGGGCGGCAAATGGCCCAACTTGCCGCCGAATCCGGCATCCTCGATGAAGCCGCCGCCGCTATCAAAACCAAAGCCGAAGCCGCCGCCGCTCAACACCACCGCACCGGTGAGTACTCCCAAAATTTCAAAATCGGCACCGCCCGCGGCAAAGGCGGTGTTGCCGACCGATACGTGTATAACAACCATCCCGCTGCTCTCGCTATCGAATACGGGCACTTCACACAAAAAAAAGGCGGCGAACTTGGCAAATTCGTACCAGGAAAATTCATACTTCTACGATCCATAGGTCAACTCAGATGACGCCCAAACATGTCCGCCCGGATATCATTAAACGGGTTGTTGACCACATCAACGAAACTATGCCGGAGAGCCATGCTACGGCATCTATAGATGCGTGGTTGAGCCCGAGGGTGATAACGACATTGGTCACGCCTGTTCGAATGGCGCCGACCACTCGTATGCCATGGAATCGAATGCTTTTTGAATCCCAGATATCCGTGACCGTGTTGGGGCCTGACTATGACCAGGTAGCCGATATGGCGGATATGGTTCAGGAGGCTATTTTGTCGCTTAGTGACCATCCTGCTACCGGTGTGGCTATCGTGATAGCGGATAGTGAACCTCTGCGGATTGCGCCGCATAACCCGTCAGGGGTCGAGCAAATATCTGCTACATACACCCTGACTGTCAGGGGGGATAGGGGACAATAACCATGGCATATGTAGACGATGCCGTATTCATTCCAGGACAAGGGGCGGTACTTATCGCCCCGAAAGATACCGACTGCCCAGAGCTGACGGTTATCACAAAATGGCTTGAAGACACCACTAAAAACGCTGGCACTTTCACACCAGTTGGCTATACGGCTTTGGACTCGCTACCAGGAATCAATTCCGATATTTCCGGTGGTGAGGTTAAGGGGGTATGGGAAAACCCAGCGCTACGGAAAACAAAAACCGAATCCAAAGATTCCGTTGTAGTCAAATATGCCCAATGGACCAAGGAACCTCTTCAGCACCGATTTGGCCGAGATGGTACCGTCGATACCACTAAAAAACAATTCTCGATTCCCGCCAACTATATTCCGGTAGAGGTATCCCTTCTGATCGTCTTTATTGATAGCAGCGGACCCCTGGTATTGCACTATCGGTTTGCATCCTCTTCCCCTGATGGCTCCATAGAAACCAGCAATGAGGATTTTATGAAGATGGGTGTGAAATACGATATCCTGCAAATCACCGGCAAATCCAAGGGCACTATCATGCACAAAGACATGGTGTAGGGTAATTGTCGCGTATATAGATATCCCGGGCGGGCGTCAACCATGATTATTGGTGACGCCCGCCTTTCTGATCCAAGGAGAAAACAACATGGTAAACCCAAATAACCGCCAGAATCGTAAACAGCGCCGCGCTACCGGCACCGGCAAAAAAAAGCGCAACAACCAGCCGCGGAACCAAAACCGCAGCAACCCTAACCCACAACACCAGTGGGAACAGGAACCGCCGCGGTTTAACCCGAATCCGGCACCGACCAACTATTTCCCCGGCTACGGCAATCAGCAGCAACCCGCTCAACTGAATAACGGTGCCTATAGCAACCAGCACGGGGCGCCGGGTGGCGTAAATGATAATGATTTTGGCGGTAACTTCCCAGCTGAAGCCGTGACTGATCCAGAACCAGTAATCGAAGAATACTACGAGGACGAGGACGACGAAGATTCTTGGGGAGAAGATGCTCCGCCGCTCAAAGATTTCTCCAAGATGCTTCCCGCCAGCACTCTAGGAATCTATACTCAAGCGCTAATGCTCTCAGAAGAGCTAGGCCCACTCGCACGAGGGTTAGACTCCAAGAATCTAAACGCCCAGAGCATGGAAGCAATGCATAAATCCGTAACAAAGGCCCAGGAAATGGTGCTGGAAAATGCGGAAGACCGAGCTGAAATGCAGGAATTTCTGGAATCATTGTCACTGAATGATGGCATTGCATTCATTATGGAAAAATTCACCGAAATATTGGAATCGCTGGGAAACTAATCTGCCTGCGTACGTATGTGCAAAAATTCGGTTCGGCACTCGTGCCGGACTTCCAGCAATTCTATAATCTACGGTTTACGCAGGTCATACGGGAATGGGGGGTGAAAGAAGTCCTGCTACTTATTGCAGGGCTCCCGGAAGAATCCCGGCTTTTCGCCCGAATGATGGGTGAAAAACAAGGGCAAGCTTGGAGTAAATCGGATTGGGTCCTGTTTGACCTGCGTAATTCCGTAGAAGCATTACGTGTGATGCAGGCAAATAGTGACGGCAAAAAACGAACATCTTTTAACCAGTACAAAGTTTTCCCAGGCCATGAAGTCCAAGAGCGCAAACAAGCCGAACGTACGCTGGCTGCGTGGCGGGCGCGACTAGCAGCAGGTAGTGGAGTCGAACAACTGTACTAAGTAACTATCGGGGGGATAGTATATGGCCACCAAGGGCATGGGCCGAACAATTGGCGCTGCAAACGTTAAAATCATGCCCGACACCAAGGGCTTTGCGCAAAAACTCAAAGATAACCTTCTCAACATTGAGCACAAAACCAAGCTCAGGGTTCGTGCTGAAATTGACTCCGCAGCGCTTCGGAACTCCGCTGAACGAGCTATTGACCAACTCGACCGAATTTTTAAAGTTAATGTTGAAGCCAGCGTACATTTAAGCTCTCTCATCGCCTCAGCTAGCCGTGCTGTTGAAGCCGCGAATAATTCCGCCGGAAATATCAATGTTGAAGCGCTAATAGACCAGCCGAAAATCATTACGGCTGCCCACAAGGCTGTGGAATCCGCAGAGGCTGCCGCTGGCAAAATCAACGTTGAGACCACAATTGACGAGCAAAAATTAGCCAAAAAAGCTAGGAACGCAGCGCATCTAGCGGTACTTCATGCGCAAAGCGCTACTCACGCAATTGATATTCCCGCTGAAATTGATACCGAAGATCTCAGGCATCGCCTCAGTAAGGCGATTGATGAGGTTGGTGCTTTCGGTTTCCTCAAATCAGATATCCAGATTGCTGCCGACTTTGACCAGCATGGATTAGTGGAAAAAATTAATTCCGCAGTTCAGGCGGTGCAGGAGTTCGCAAAAGTTGATGTTGATGCTGATGTTGATTCTGCTGATTTGGTCCAGTCCGCGAAAGCATCAATTAGGGCTGTTGAAACCGCTATCGACGCGATACGGATTGAGCCGCAGTTAGGTGATCCGGGGAAAATCGCCCGCGAAGCGAACCGGACTATCAAAGATGCCGAAAAAATCCTCCCTCCGCTGCGCCCGGATATGGATGTGGATTCTCCCGGGTTTATCGCCCGAGTAAAAGCTGCATGCATTGCCGCAGCTCAACACGCCAAGGTCAATGTTGATCTTGATGTGAAAGACGGGTTATCCCGGTTTGGTTCGGGGTTATCGGCAATTATGGGCCCGGTGGGTGCCGTTTCAGCGGGCTTGGGGAAGATTTCCGCGGTTGCTGGCGGCGCCACCGCCGGTATTGCTGGGCTGGCGGCTCACGTGGCATCCCTAGTGCAGGCTCTGGGTCCGGGCGTGGCTCAGGTCGGTGCGCTGGCGGCTGCCATAGGCCCATCAGGATTAGGAGCCGCGGCGCTGGGTGTGGGCACACTGAAAACCGCGTTCTCAGGGCTAAACGAGGTCCTAGAAGCCAAAACCATTGAAGAGCTAGGCCCCGCCCTTGAGAATCTTTCCCCAGCCGCCCGGGAGTTTGCCGGTGACTTGCTCTCCCTCCGGGAGCGTTTCGGTGAACTAGGGGAGGATATTCAGGAGAAGTTTTTCGCTAATTTCTCGAATTTCGGTGAAATTGCGACCCTCATGGATCCGCTGCAGGAAGCAATGGGGGATGTAGCGGTTGACCTAGGGAATGCCGCAGCAGGCGTAGTGGATTTCCTCACTCAAGGTAGCGGGTTTGAGGCATTTAATGTTCTGCTGGATAACTCCGCTAATATCGCAGGTCGCGTAGGCGATACCCTTGGAAGCCTTTTCCAAGGTGTCATTGCCGCTGGTGCGGCAGCTTCACCGATTGTTTCCGCTCTTTCGGAAAAAATCGCCGAAATGGCCGAAGCGTGGGCCCAGAAAATGGTTGCAGGGTTCGAAGACGGATCCCTTACCGCATATTTCGAACGTGCGCTCGAAACGCTCAAGAACTTTTGGGGATTCGTCCAAGACCTAGGCGGCATCGTCAGTGGCGTGTTCTCCGCCATGGCTGCCAGTGGTGGCCCACTCCTAGGCATGCTAGGTGCCGGCGCTGATGCCCTGAATAACTGGGTAAACAGCGCAGAGGGTATGACCACCCTCACGGATTTCTTTAGCATGATGGCGGGCGCAGTCGATGCAGTGCTGCCAATTGTTGGTCAGCTAGGAAGCATCTTTCTAACCACCTTGGCGCCGGCATTCGTGCAAACGGTCGAAGCTCTCGCTCCGTTCGTGCAAATGCTGCTGGAGTCCCTCAAGCCTGCGCTTGATTCGCTAGCGCCGGTGCTGCCGGTGGTGGCTCAGGCAATCGGCGAAGGCATTACAGCCATGGCGCCACTGCTGCCGGTGGTGGCTCAGGCAATTGCCGATATCCTGCTAGCCGTTGCTCCGCTCATCCCTCAGCTGGCGGAATTAGCCACCGAAATTCTTATCCCGATGATCCCAACAATCGCAACGATGATTGAGGGATTTGCAAAAATTATCGAGATTCTTATCCCCATGGCCCCGGCAATCATGGGTGTGGTCGGCGCTTTCGTGGTGCTGGCTAATCCGATAGGCGCTGTGGTGGCGGCTGTGGGCCTGCTGGTTGGTGCCCTGGTGAATCACTGGCCTGAGATCGAGAATTTTTTCAGCGATTTAGGCCAGAGCATTAGCGATGGTTTCAGCCGATTTGGTGAATGGCTCTCTGGCGTAGGGGACACGATCGTCACGGGCTTTAACAACGCTACTAGCGCCGCAGGTGACACGATCAGCGGTTTTTGGAACACCACGACTAGTGTATTCCAAATCGCTGGTGAGCAAATTAGCGGTTTCACCAGTGCCGCCTGGGAGAGCGTAAAAGAGCACTTTCACCAGGGTGTTTCTATCGGTCTTGATACAGTAGCAGGTTTCGCCGGAACAATAGGCGATACTTTCTACCGAATCAAAGATGTGCTTACCGGCACATTCTCTAAGGCCTGGTCTGATCTGAAAGATGCTGCTAGTAACGGTGTTGGCGGCATCCTCGACTACGTGGGATCAATCCCAAGCCGGTCACTTGAAGCTCTGGGGAATATCGGAAAAATCCTTTTCGACTCCGGCAAAGCCTTAATCCGCGGATTCATTGACGGCATCAAACGCATGATTGGTAACGTCAAAGACGCTGCCGCTGATGTGGTCCAAGCCGCCCGGGATTTCTTCCCCTTCTCACCAGCGAAGAAAGGTCCGTTCTCCGGTCGTGGCTGGGTCCTCTACTCCGGCAAATCAATAGGCGAAGCCTTCGCTGAGGGAATCCGCGGCACCGCCCAGACGGTGGCCACCGCCGCCCGCGGCGTCATCACTGACGCACGTGATGCATTTGACGAGGTAGACATAGCATTCCAAGGCGGCGATTGGGGCTACGGCACCCTAGAAAAATACTTCGGTGAGGGCATTTCCCGCGCCATCGTAGACGGTGCTTCCCATGCCGGCGATACCCTCCGTGCTCAAGCGGCACAGTCGGAATCCCTCCGCGAAGCCGGGCAAGCCATGGGCAAAACCGTAGGCGATGCCATGGCCCACGCAGTCGCCGACCTATCCGATATTTCAGACGAACTCACCATCGCTTTTGATGGTGGCGATTGGGGCTACGGCACGCTGGAGAAGTACCTGGGTACGAAGTCCGCCCAGGTGTTGACCA